GTATAACATTTTGTGTCTTTTTTAATCTGCGCAATGTAGGCTCTAGTGTTCTGCTTTTTGGCCGTATCTGAAACTGGTGTTGCATTCTTCACTAAGTTATAGTTTGGAGTGCAGAATTTTGTTCCGGGAAGGTTGCTGTTATAGTAACTTTTTTGGCATACACCACCGCCATTTGCGATAATTGCAGAGCCACTAGAAGTGTTTCCTTCGACTGTCCAGAACCGATCTCCTGATACCTTTATTACGATTCCAGTGTGTGTAAATGTGCCATTTCGATAAAAAATAACAATATCTCCAACTTTTGGATTGCTGTTCAAAGTAAACAAATCTGCCATTGTCGGGCAGTAAACGTATGGCCAGTGTTTTAAAAGCTTCTTTGCTGTGTCTAAGCCGAATGCTTTCATCATGCACCACGAAACAAACGCTGCGCACCATGGCTGTCCTTGGTAATCCGGTTTAATATCTCGCCAGTATTTTGTGTAATTATTTTCTCCGGCATTTGCTGTCTTACTATCAAGCTGACTATTACTTGCCTTTTCAAGATATCCGGTTTCATTCTTTGCGATCTGGATTAATTTATCAATTGCGTTCATGCCTGTTTCCTCGCTTTCTGGAAAATATGTTTTCAGCGCATTATAAACAAATCTCTGTCTGCTCTTATATGCCCCGACTTGATTTCCTGTGTCCGTCTGGCAGGCTGCATAGAGACTGTCCAATGTATATGGTTTCTGGGCCTTTGCCAGAATCCTCGTTACTGCCCTTTGTCCACCTTGGTGCCTAAAGTTCACGCACATAGCTTGTGCTCTGGCGTCCGTAACGCCCTGTTTAAAGGCTTCGTCTGCGTAAGTGGCTAATTGTTCATCCATAAGGCTATCTTGGCATTTAATACCCAAATCGGAGGAAATAAGGGCAACTATGGTATCAGCAAGCTGTGATATTCTGGAAATATTGAAACATTCCCAGTTTGCGGTCTGGACCTGTTCCAGAAGTCTGACCTTGTCTATCTTCTCCCACTGCTCCGGGTCGGCATTGTAAATTCGTTCCAGAAGTGTTTTGGCTTCGGTTCCGTACCACGCTCCTGCTCCAATTGTGATTGCGTGTTCATCAGAAGAATTGGTGTAGGCTTCCGTGAAGTCCGAATAATCCTGTTGTCCGTAAACCTGTCCGCCGGTTTCGGCCGCATAAATAATCTTCCTAAGAACTGCTTTCTGTTCGTTTGTCATATCGTGTTGCTCCTTTTCTGTTATTTCAACTCACAGCCTCACGAAGAGGCTAACTACGGTCAGGGTTGAGAGGTAGTTTTTTATGAAATTTTTAGTGAATCAAATGGGAAGAGGGAAAATTACTATTTTGCAGTCCATGAATTAGCTTTGTTTTTCGAAGTATATATTTTTGCATCTTTACCTGCTATGACTATATCAATAGTAGATACATCTAGGGTCATTCGTATCCATATCCCAGTGTCATTAATAAATGGTACTGTACCGTTTGTTGGTGGTTTCAAATCCCATCCCCAACCATTGTAAAAATAAATTCCATCATAAATATTATTAAGGTTTTTAGTATTTGCTGTTCCAATGCTTTTACCTAATAGGAACGTCTTACTATTTAATTCATTAAGTGCCCCCAGAATTGTCTTGTTTTGTGTCTGCAAATTTTCAAATACCTTGTTTGCAATCTTTCCTATAATCCAATCTGACAACGTCGACAAACCAAGACGTTTGTTTGCTTTACCTGCGGTATCAAGTACCATTACTTCATCATTATCTGCAGGGTCTGCTTTTATTGTGTAATCTGTCCATTTTGGCACGGCTGTTTCCTCCTTATGCTAAATATTTGTCTCGGATATATTTTTTGACTGCATCAAGATGAGCCTGTATATCTTCATCTAGTACAAGAAAATTCCCTTTATTGTTCTGGCTGACAACTTCTCCTGTTTCCTCGTTTACCTCAGAATAGGTGTAAGCAATTCGGCTTCCTTCTCCAGTACTAAGATTCATAAAACTTGTTAAAATCTTCTTCATGATATTACCTCCATCTGATTGATAATGCTTAATCTGTCGTTAATAAGCTCTGATTCATAATCTGGTTCCGGGACCTCTGTTTCTTCTGACTCATAATTTGGTTCCGGGATTTCTATATCTCTTGCGTCTGTATAAGCCGTATCTCCCGGGTCAGTAAATCGCATATGTTCATATTCAGCTTGTCTTGCTTTGATTTCGAACGAAAATTTAAGTCCCGGAGTTCCTTTTACAATAAAATAATTCTGCTCTTTCTCAGCTATCCAACAATCGCCCTCTCCTTCTCTTTGCAAGAACACATAATATTTAATGCCGACATTTGCAGATTCCTGAAAGATATCATCTATGTCAATCATACAAGTCCCGTCATCCGATATTACAGATTCGCCGATATCTCCAAAGAATGGAGTTGGCATTTCATAGCAGTAAAAGAGCTGTTCATCATAGTCTGCCGTCGAAACTGATCTTGATTTTGTCCCGCTTACTTTCAGCTTCCCTCTGATAGAAGCATCTGCAAGGTCTGTCCCCGTACTTAAACTGTAGAAATGACCACTGGCGTTTACATGCGTACCTGCTTCAACTTTTTTTGATGTCGAAACGCTGTCCGCCGAAACACTGGTATTAACCGAGACTGAGCTTGCGTGTACAGTTCCTGTATAAAGATTAATTCCTCTAATTCGTGTTCCATACAGTGTCCCGTACCCCGGCACATATACTCCTGTATTCGTCTCTGAATAGATCTCTCCAGCTGAAGCGTCTAGCGTTACTTCTCCATACGTGCCACTTGCTGAAAGCTTCCTATATCCAACTTCCCATCCAGCCAGATACCCGGTGTCAATATACGAGGCATTCAGATACACCTTGTTGTCATAAAGATATAATCCCTGTGTTTCCCCGTTGTTGGTTAATTTATTAAATATTTCCAACTGGGTCATATCTGACGCGTCTTTGCCATCATCGCCTTTTTCTCCGTATACACCGATAACATGTGGAGTAGTGTTCACACTCGTTCCGTCCGTGTATGTGGTTGTCTGATAATTCCACAAATATCTTTTAGATGATGTTGGCGTCTGCACGGATTCCGTCCAACCTGATGTGGATGTTGTCACACCTGATGAACTTGAAGAAGCAAGGTAATGTTGCACAATTACAGATACGCCGTTTCCAGTATCGCCTTTTATCTTCGTCCAGCTGTAATCACTTGGATTTGTAGAATCATTCTCTTTAAAATCGGTATACTGCCCGATGTAAGTCTTGCCTGCGCTATCAGACACTGAGAAACCTGTTTTTCCGTCAGAACTGGTCGCATAAGCAATATGGAGATAAGATGTTTGCCCGTTGTCTCCATTTGTTCCAGGGATTCCTTGTGCCCCGTCTTTGCCTTCAAATCGACTCCATGTGTATTTGCCAGGGTCGTCGCTATCCGCTTCTGTATAGTCCACATAAGTGCCAATATAGGCACTTGGCGTTTCACTCATCTGACTGGAAGAAGTCGGGTTCGCAACAGAACTATATTTGATATGAAAATAAGATGTCTTTCCGTCCTGACCGTCTTTTCCGCTTATTCCGTCTTTTCCATTTATTCCCTGAATACCCTGTAATCCCTGAATACCCTGTTTCTGTTTTGTAATTGTAAACTGCTTCTCAACAGAGAGGTTATTATAAGAAACTGACACGGTAATAATTCCTGTATCAGATGAAAGTGCCGTTACTGTATATGTTGCTCCTGATTTTGAACCCGTAACCCCGCTTCCGGCAGTAAACGTTATAGTTGCGTTGTTTGTAACATTCTCATCGCCATACAACGCCGTCACCGTCGTTTTACACTCAGGGAATGCTGTGTAATTGCCTTCCGCATCCGTTGGAATACCCTGATACTCATTCGATAATGTTACATTTAGAGTTTTATATTTCTTCGCTTCTTCTGTAGCCGCATCCGTAGCAATGTCAGATACGCTCTTGCCCTGCAAAGAAAATTCAGTAGCAAGAATATGGACCTTGCCGTTATCATCAATGTATAAGGTTGTCTGGTTATCCTTGTCAATGACCTTCATGCCTTTTGCATTAATAAACTTACCTGCCAAAAGCCCTGTAAGAATATAATTTGCATTTATATACAGTTTCTTGTCCTGTATATAAATTCCCTGGTCTTCGCCGCCGTTTGTCAGTTTATTAAATACCTCATCCTGGCCAAGACTTGTATCATACTCCTTGACCGCATTATCAATGTCGGTTTTGTCTGCGTATTTGAAATCAATCCAGTCAGTGTCAGTGAATGCACCGTCCGCTCGGTTTCTGACTGCTGTCTTGATAGAAGCTTCACCATCTGCCTTTGATGTGACCCAGAAATCTCCCATGTTGTATGGCGGTTTGGGTTGCTCGAAATAAACTGCCGCTTTCCCGTCAATCTTATCAAACAGATAATCTGGTGCTTCCTGCTCAATCCATTTGTCCCCATCCCATCGCCAGCGCGTGTTGTCCGTGGTGTTCTGCCAAAGGTCTCCTTTGTGGATATATTTGCCTTTTTCCCAGACAATTAAAATCTCATTTCCACCTACGTCCAGAATGGAATTGCTATCAACATCTGTCCACGGAATCTCTTCTGTTTCTGTCCATTCAAGCGCCGGGTCTGTATCCTGGCTCCAGGTCTGAATCTTACCGTCAAGCTGTTCTTGAAGACTTTCGATCGTATCGGCAAAAACGCCCTTGATAAATTTTGTGATTGCAGAATCATCTGTATATTTAGATGCCCTCACCCAGTCATCGGCGTCATAGCTTGCACCCTCTGCCTTTGCCTTTTGACATTTGAGAATGTCCCCGGCCTTTCCCTGAACCCATAAATCGTCAATATCGTAAGGGGGTACTGGTTCTGCCCCAAATATTCTTTTCTTTACATTCGCCGTGTCCTGAGCTTTTGCTGCATCTGCAAGAGCTTTGACCACCGCGGTATCTTTTACATAGTCCCACTTGTATTCGCCATTAATCTTTGCATATCTGTAAGCCTGTCCACCATATTCTTCGTTATTTACGATATAAAACAGGTCGCCTAGGTGTTTCTTTTTAGTTATATCATCTGTCCAAGTGGATGCCGGTTCATTGTTACTATCAGGAACATAATCTCCAAAGAACGCTTCTATCTGTCCGTCAATCTGCTCCTGCAGAACTTTAATCTGCGGAGAATATACCTCTGTAATAAACTTCTCAACCTCGGCATTTGCCACGTTCTCAGGCGTTTTTCCTTTGATTGTAAGTTCTGTGGCATTAAGATTGACAGCCCCTGTCTCTGCATCAATGCGGAATGTAATGTTACCATTGTTGTCTTTTGCCGTGAATCCTCTTGTATTGATCCAATCCGACTGTATACCGATAGCATACAGAATGTTCAACACTGCATCGCCGTTACTATCAAATCCAGCTTTCCAAGTCTGACCTCCGTCTACCGACAAGAAGAATCCGTCAGCACCCGTCTTATATATCACCTTGGAATCAGCAAGCGTAGGCTTGTCATGGCGATATGAAATCGTTGAACCATCTGCCTGAGCTTCTTCTGTATAGTAGAATCCAAGGGTGTTGGCTGCTAGTTCGTTCATCTGCTTTAGCTTTGCATCATAGGCAGTAATCTTTTTCTCAGAATCTTTCTTTATGTTGTCGACCTCGACCTGCATACTATCTGGATAGTCAGCATTGATGTCCTCCATGCTTTTTGCATTGCAAGAAAGACTTGTACTTCCAGAAAAAGCGAAGTCTACATCTGTCAGATATGAATAGTAAATATTGCCTTTAATGTCGGAAAATGTAATTCTATCTCCAAATGTGGCGTATCCGATTGCTATACTGTCACAAGAGAATGGTCTTAATCTCATACCGACAAGTTCTTTTCCAATCAGGTCAACACCCGTCTGTTCATTGCCGCTCAGAAGCTTGTTATCAATCGTGATGACATATCCGTCTGTACCGTACTTATATTCTGTTTCATTATCTGTATACTTGACCCCGGTAACAACTACATCGTCAACATCATAGGTAAGATTTCTGATAGCATTTGGCTTAAATCCTTTTCGTTCAAGAACTGTCTCAATTTCGTTACTTCCAATGTCAAGAATAGTGTTTCCATTAATGTCGTGCCATGGAACTGTTTCTAATGCAATAGTATCCGTACCATCGTCAAAAGTGATAATTCGCAAATTATCATTCTCATCAATGCGAGCGTTGCCGCCTGCCAGAGCTGCAATCATACCGATCACCGCTCTAAAAGTGGTGTTCTCCGGCTTCTTCTGTACCTGATAGTCTGCGTTTTTAAATGTTGCGTCACCTAATACAATCCCGGTCTGCTGACAGGCATCTTCTAAAACCTCTCCTGCAGAGCATGGGAAGACAAGATTCGTTTTGTAGTCCGCCTCTGCCTTACTCATATAGTCCAACAAAGTGAGGTTAATCTCATCAGACGTGGCGGGCTTTTTTGATACAATAAATGTACCACGGCGAATGATTTCTAATCTATCAGACAGCTGCAAATTTAAAAACAGGGTGAACTGCGCCCCAGCAAAATTGTAGTCAGAGAACCTATCATCATCATTGACCAGTGCCAATGTTGCTGTCTTTTCAATGGCTACACCTACCGGGAAGTCCCCGGAATCAGAAGAATCTACAATGCCGTTTCCGTCAAGGTAGAAGTCTTCCTTTTCCAGGCTTAAAGCTGTTCCATCACGCAGCACCGCATTCGCCGTAACATAATAGTTACTATTTAAGAGAGATTCTGTTTTTAACTGATTTGTAACATTAATCATACTGGTCGAATGCTCCTTACATTAATAGTTAATCCTGTCCATCGTTCCTCATTATCCTTAAGTGTTTGTGCTGCCATGTTGAAATTAGATGCATAGAACGTTTTGTCAATCCATTCGCCGGGTGTCCGAGGATCTTTGTGATGAAATGTGAACTGACTTTTGTTAATCATAGAGTTGAGAATCGTTGCAATCTCTCCCCATTTAAGCTCACCCCATTCCATGTCATATCCGGCAATAGTCCCCATCGGTGTGTTGTGCATAACTAAATCCTGACTCCTTTTGGAGCTTTCTGTAGACGTAGTTGCGAACACCGGCTTGTATGTGTCAGGGGCTTTTATAGCAACCCCATCAATCTTAAACTGTTCCTGCGCCATTTACACACCTCCTAACAAGAATGGATTCTGACCGCCATTTCTGCGTCTTCTAAGTTCTGCTTCATCAATGATAATGTCTAACAGCTTTCTGCCAGATGCATTGACTGTAACATTATAGGTATTTCCGCCATTCTGTCCTTTCACTGACTCCTCCCGAACAATCTGCCGTAACAGGCTTTCCGGTGCTTCCAAATTATTGCCTTTTTTCTGGTCACCAAGCACCGCAAGGAATTCACCTCGTGGTGGAATAACTGCGCCACTGGCCAGATAAGGTATAGTACTGACACGTGGGAACGTTGCTTGAAATCCAATGGTTTTCGTGCCGAATGGTGTTGGAACAGTCCAGGGTCCAAAGGAAAATGCAGATTCAATTCCACCAATTGCATTATTAATCATTCCAACTGCATTATTAACAATGCTGATTGCTTGATTGATCGGAGCTTTAATAAAATCCACAATGCCTTCAAACGCAGATCTGACTGCATCTCTGGCGGCATTAAACTTATTAGTGATAGCATTTTTTATCGCTTCTACTTTATTAGATACGAACGTAGCTACGTTTTCCCATGTTTTTGATGTCTTGTTCTTTACGCTGTCCCATACGCCTACAACTTTAGTTTTAATTGTATTAAATACTGTGCTGGCTGTGGATTTAAGAGAGTTCCAAAGACCAGAAAGGGTCTTTTTAATTGCGTTCCAGATTGTTGAAGTCAATGCTTTAATCGCATTCCAAGCAGTGCTGATGATGCTCTTTATTATACTCAACGCGCCTTTTGTTACGGTTTTAATTATCTCCCACGCACCTGACACAACATCTTTGATAAAACTCCATGCTCCATCCGCAATCTCTTTTATTCCCTGCCAAGCCAGTTCCCAGTCTCCCGTGAAAACGCCAACAAGAAAATCAATAATTCCACTCAGTGTATCTGCTACATCACCAATTATTTTAATTAATGATTTTATGACTTTTATCGCTACGGTGCCTACAACATCAATTATCTTTGCAACAACCGGAAGCAAATTCGCGATTATCCAGTTAATTAAAGGAACTAACACCGACTCCCACAGAAGTTTCAGAGAATCAATGAGTTTTCCGAGAAATGTTTCTATCTTTAAAATTGCGTCCCCTAATGGTCCCTCTAATAGCCCTTTGATTTGTTCTGCTAGTCCTTGAAAAACAGGAAGAACGTACGTATTATATCCAGTTATCAGAGTCTCAAATATGCTTGATAATCCATTCGCTATAGAATCAAAGAACGGCTTTACGTGCTCATCGTATAGCCTCGATATTGCATCACTAAGGTTTTGAACAACTGTTAAGACCCCACTTGTTACAGTTTCTATTACTCCGAGGCTGCCCTCAATTGCTGACTTCAAAATGTCTTTGTTGTCGATAAAAGGCTGCGCAATCATGTTAAGGATGTCTCTGCCAAGTTTTGCGGCTGTTTCCGTAAGAACCATTCCAATTTCAGTAAAGATTCCGATTAAATTAGCAGTAATCTGCTGCGCAGTTTCTTCGCCGAAAACTGAGAAAACATCAGCAAAAGCAACTGCAAGGTTTCCGCCTATTTGTGCAATTTCAGAGCCGATATTGAACATATCTATCAGATAGTTCTTTATTCTTTGCGTGTTCTGCTTTAAAAACTTTTCGATTCCGCCTATAATGTTTTGCGCAATTGTTAATCCGATTCTGGCAAATGAGCCGGCAACTTGTCCAATTGCATATGCGAATGAATCGAAAAAATTATTTGCTGCTTTAGCAACTTCTGAATCAGTGAAGATATCCTTTAAAGATTTCCATATGGAATCGAGATCCTTTTTTATTCCGTCAAGAATTGGTTCGTAATCTCCTAATCCATCCCAGAATCCTTTTGCGATTAACTTAGCCAACTGTTTAAATCTGTCGATTATCTTTTTTAGCGGTTTTGACATTTTATCAAGAACTGTCTCACCCTCTGCCAATTTTCCATAATCAACATTTTGTACAGCATCTTTCATCTGATCTGCAAGTCCGCCGGTTGCGCCCGGTACTTTTGACGATGAATCTGTGCTTTTATCCGTTGAGTAATTATTTATTTCGTCAAGAGGACTAAGATATCCTTTTGCCGCCTTAGTAGCTTTCTTAGTTGCATCTGCTGTATCATTTGTCGCATCTGCCAGCTTTTCGGCATTGTTGGCAGCATCTCCATATTGGTCTGCCGTATCAGCTATTGCATCTGTTCCGACAAGACCTGCACCACTTGCGCCTGTCTGGCCAGATGATTTCTTTCCGGTGATTAATTCCGTAAATGACTTGAAGGCATTTGCCAGAGTTGCTAACTTACCGAGCAAGATATTAATAACTCTCAAAACGGGAGTGAAGAGATTGATTAATCCCTGTCCGACTGTTGCCTTGAGAGATTGCAACTGTAACTGCATCACTCTGACCTGGTTCGCCCATGAGTCAGATGTTCGAATGAAATCACCAGATGCGGCAGACAACTGTTTCTGTACAAAAGCCAGACGGAGAGCCACTTTCTCCTGTTCGGTCATGGCAGATGTGGTTTTCCCATATCCATTTGCCAGCGCATACTGGTCAAGTGCATTTTGCGTAAGGACAACGCCTAAATCTTTCAATGTTTCCGTCTCGCCCGTAAATACAGACTTTAGTTTCGTATACGCCTCGTCCTGACTGATGTTATAGAATGATGCTACATCACCAGTCAGCTGCGTTAGAGCCGTTGACATGTCGTAAGCCTGTGCTTCGGAGAATCCGAACGACTTAGACATTGCTCCGAACGTTCCAACATACCTTTTTGCCATTGTCTCTGACAGTCCGGCAGAGGTCATGGCATTCTTTGCAAATTCATTGACCTTATCAGACATGGTTGTAAATGTAACATCAACCACGTTCTGGACTTCTGTCAGATTAGAACCAAGTTCTACGCACTCTTTCCCAAACTGGGCCAGTTTCCCAATTGCGAATGCTCCGCCAATCAGTATGCCTATTTTTTTTACTACGCTGCCAAGTCCGTTAAAAGACTGCCTGATTGCTGATACGCCGTTTTGCACACCTGATGTGTCCATCCTAGTATCAATAATGACTGAGCCATCAGCAGCCATGTGTCCACCTCCTAACTATTTGAGGTTCAACATCTCATTCAGCTTATCTTTATAAGCTTGCTCCTCGTCGCTGAGACGTGTTTTTATGTCAATTATGTTTTTATTCTCTTGATAGAATTTCTTTTCCCATTTATCGAACTTTTCGCCCTTTGCTTTTTTTGACCGGATTCCAACTACGGTGTTGAACAGGCACTCGCCAGATTCCATAAAGTATCCAAAAAACGTCCACCAGTGCATATAAGGTACTGATCTGATTTCTTTACCAGCAACCTTGTTTACAGCCGGCACGATCATATCTCCATCCTGTTCCCAGTCCATCAAGCGGGGTTTAGGCTTATTCGGACTATCGTTAACTTGACCACAGTCAATAAACTCGCAAGCTTTCTGACAAGCTTCTGCAAGATATTCCGGGGGCATGCTTTGCCAGTCCTCAAACAGAATCTGTAACATAACAACAGCTTTCGCCTGTTCGTCCAAATCTGGGTCATCCATGGCGACCAGAATATCAATAATTACTCGAAAATCCGTCCTGATAGAAAAATCCACCCCACTGATATTTAGTGAGGTGGGTAACTCATAGGCGGTCATTTTGTATACTTCTCCGTGTACTTATTGACCACTTCCTGCATTTTTTTCTTTCTCTTTTCAATTTCCGGAGTAAGTGCTTCATTGATTTTGTCCAGAACGATATAGGCAAACACCTGACCATTTCCAAAAACAGTTGTTGCGGTAATTGGTTCTTTGAATAAATCCTTAGATGCTTCGTATCCGAGCATATAATTGATTTTGTCCTCGATCTGCTTATTAATCTCCGCCATCTCTTTGCCGGAAGAGACATTTTTAACAGATTCCTGAGCCTGTTCAAAGAAAGTTTCCAATTCTTCCGCTCTTGCTGCAATGTTGATGTCGGTAGGATTCAGTTTGAATGAAGAGAACACTTCACCCTGCTTGTTCGTGAATGTGAAAAGAAGAAATCCATCATCAATGTTTGTATTAATTGTTTTTGCCATTTTCTATGCCCTCCTAAAAAAAATTATTCGCTGTCAGCTGTAAATGTGCCGGAACTGATATCAAATTTTCCTTTTACTCGTTCGCCGGTATAATTGACGGTAAACGGAATCTGATAGCCAGATGTATCACCGCCGTAGGAGGTCGGCACAACGTAGCAGTCCTGCTGATATGCTTCATACTTGCCCGCTGTGGCTTCTGTCCAGAGATGAACCTCAACTGCTTTTGTCTTGAGGTTGTCGTCTTTGAGGCGTCCATCTACAATCTTCTGTAACGCCGTAAACAGATCAGAAGTAGTGTCTGCATAGAACGGATCAGCATCAGAAGAAACTTCATAGCCATTGTGTTTAAATGTGGATTCTCCGAGAATGTTTTTAGATGTTTCGGTGTCTGGATTGAGTTCTACGTTATACTCTTCCAGATCTTTTCCAAGGCGTTCATATTTCGGTGTCAGTCCTCCACAGAGGGAACCTGCGTCGATATAATGAGCCATATATTTACGGTCAATCTTGCCTGTAACTGCCATAGAAATGTCCTTTCTGCCTATAACTTTTAAAAGGCTGTGTAGGTTAGCGACTATCTCTAATTGATAGCCGGTTGTTACTTGTTATATTACTTCATAAGTGTTTTCGTAGCGTACTGACAATGATGTTAGAATATAAATAGTACAAAATAAACATGACCATTTTCAATAAATATTATATGATAGTCATAGATCAAGAGAGGAGAATGGTTATGGCAAGAGGTACAAGGTATTCACAAGAGTTTAAGGAAGATGCAGTAAGATATCGGTTGGAGCATCCTGAGATTGCGCTTCGTAAGTGTGCTGAAAATCTTGGAATTAGTGAATCAGCACTAAAGACTTGGATGAAATCAGCAAAGGAACATGAAGGAACTGTTCCTACTCGTGGTTCAGGCAATTACGCAAGTGATGAAGCAAAAGAAATCGCACGTCTGCAACGAGAATTACGCGATACAAAGGATGCACTTGAAGTGTTAAAAAAAGCAATCGGTATTCTGGGAAAATGACAAAAACTCTTTACGCTGCTACATCTAAATATGTAGAAGAAATTAACAACCTGCCTGTGAAACGTCAAGTTTCTGTCAGCGGGATACTGAAAAAATTGGACGTTTCACGATCTGGTTATAATGCATGGAAGAAGCGGGTTCCTTCGGACACGTCTATTCGTCGAACTGTTTTAAAAGAAAAAATCCAAAAGATTTATGATGATTCACATCAAAACTATGGTGCTCCTAAAATTGCAGCTGAATTGCGGAAATCCGGAGAAACTATTACTGAAAAAACAGTGGGAAATTATATGCGTCAAATGGGAATAAAAGCGCAATGGATCAAACCGTATACTCAAACAACCATTGATTCTGATCTAAGCCAGAAACTAAAAAATATTTTGAACGAAAAATTTAATCCAGAACATCCAGATGCTGTATGGTGCTCAGATATCACTTATATTTGGACATATGAAGGATTTGTATATCTTACCAGTATTATGGATCTATATTCCAGAAAAATCATTTCCTGGGTACTAAGTGAGACGCTGGAGGCATCTCATGTAGTAAAATGTATTGAAAAGGCAAAACAGTCCAGACATATTGAAAATCCGCTTATTTTTCATTGTGACAGAGGATGTCAATATGTATCAGAAGCATTTCACAAGGCAACGGAAGGAATGATTCACAGCTATTCCAAGAAGGCTTATCCTTGGGACAATGCTTGCATAGAATCGTTCCATGCCCTTTTAAAACGAGAGTGGATTAATCGTTTCAAAATTTTCAATTATACTCATGCATATAAATTGATTTTTGAATATATCGAGACGTTCTACAACACCGTCCGTATTCATAGTCATTGTGGATATTTATCTCCAAATGAATATGAGGAACAATATCTAAAAAATCTGGAAACGACTGTAACAAGCTTAGCAAGTTAACAATTACATAAAAAGAGAAAATTGGTTGTATTTAATTTGTACTTTTTCTTGACATAAGACCACAATGGCAATAACCAATCCTGTACGCCACTCTCCTGTGGCTCTAAACCATAGGAGTTATCGCGAGTAATGCGTTTTATCACTCGTCCCTGTGAAAGCTCAGGAAACGCATTTAAGCGTGTCTCAGAGTCATTTATAATAACTGGTTCTCGACATATCCATTTACCAAGACTGTCGAGGAATTTCTGAACAGATAGTTTCTGCCTTTCCTTGTCGGACGCTGTTCGGTATACCACATAGAAGGGGTACTGGCATATCTGATGCATTGTTCCGCAAACATCTTCTTTCTCTGAATAAATCAAGGCACCGTTATCTGCTGAGAACGCAATTCCTGATTCCTTGCCAAGTTCCTCAAATTTGATTGTTTCATTTTCATACAGTCCCGGATACTGATTCAGGAGTGCTTTCATGGCATCTGTCAGAATTTCGTATCCGGTTGCGTCTTTTCCGATAGGTTTATCTGCTATGCCTGCCACCTCCTGCCTGTGCTTTTACTTTGCGAACCCATGTGTCACCATATTGCCGTTTAGCGGCATCAAACCACTTTGCCTGTGCCCGTGGGTGAGCCTGTTTGGTGTATTCAAGATTTTCCTTTGCGGCTGTCCGACCAGAAAACTGACTAACGAGAACTTTCTTTGCTCCACGTCTTGCGTAGGGACTTCCAGTTGCTTCATCAACCATTCCTTTCCCCTCGTACAGAAAACGTCCATAAGGAGCCGCCGCCGCGCATACTTTCCCAGTTCCTTGTAAGGATGTACTCTCAACTCTTGTTCGGTTGATAAAGTCCCCTGTAATCATCGGCATAAACGGCACCATACTGTCCATAACCATTCCATCAAGGAGATACTGGGCTTCTTGACACTGCCTGGAGAACCTGTCCATATTCAGCTTTATTTTCATATCTCCATCAACTATGGAGAATCCTTTAAAATGATGAATCTTACTCATATTACTTACCCAGAATCTCAAAATGTGGAATTAGCGTATACGGACCGCCAACACTGGTAATCTTAAACACGTTATCCTTGTTCTCATTCATGTACTGGTAGAATCCATTTCGATAATCACCATCAGTTACCGTTCCGCCAGTCCACTCACCCTCCCAGAAGAACGATTCATCTGAGAATGTGATAGTATCTTCCAGAGCGTTGTTAATCTGCTGTTTCCACTCTTTAGGCGGCACCCATGGAAGAATCTTGTCGTCTTTATCAGCAATAGTTATATCGCCGTTCTGGACAGCATAACGGATGTGTAACTGTGCGTTGTCAGTTGCGTCTGGTCCGTACTTTTTGAGGATTGCCCCCTTGTCCGTAATGAGGTCAACGCCGGATAAAGCATGAGGATACCAGTACGCATCTCCTGTCGTGGCTGATTCATAATAATCAAAAATCGTCACCGTTTTTTCGTACATGATACCCTCCTTAATTATTCCTTCTGCACCGTCTGCTTAATAACCTGATTCACTCCGGTTGCTGATAATCCGTTAAACATACCGACTGCAACTGCCGTGATATAATCTGTTGCCGGGAAATCCGGGATAACTCCCATTCCGACAGCTCCAAGAATCCCACCAATAACCGCCATGATTACTGGAATCCATTCATCAGAGATTCTTTTTGATGCTTTACAGCCCATTCCTACGATGTAGCAAATCATAACGATTGCGATACATGAGCCTAATGTTGAAATGTCCATTATCTGGATACCTCCTGTTCTGCGAAAATCCAATCCTCTGCTAACATATCTGCCTGAGACGCACACCATCCCATCTGTACGCCAGATGTTCCGACAAAAGCAATGGCATTGTTTCCGATTGCATCATGCTCACAGTTCACAATCTCTCCATCCGCTATCTTATAAGAAATGCCAGTGGCAAGCTGAATGTACTGTTTCTTCCCGTTCCAACCTTTACGAGCCACTTTGAGTCCCCTTTTTAAATAACGGATAGCATCGCCAAATCCAAATGTTGACTGACCGCCAAGAACACCACAGTTATTCTCATCAGCAATCATCCAGTCCTCTCTCTGTGTGTGCATGAAAGTGTATTCCACTCTCTGCGTTTCACGGATATCAAGAACTTCTCCCTGACCTTCATCAGAATCTTTTGGTCTGCAATGAATCATAATCGTATGTTTTTCATCATCCCAGCACCAGTAGCCATTCCAACCCGGGAGTTTTACTTTTGCTCCCTGTTTCATAAGTTTAAACGCTTCTTTAAAATTCATATCAATCACACTCCTGCATACAATACTGGTACCCCATCATCCGTCCTTACTCCCATCAGAAGCGGTAAAGCCGTCTTGTAAAGTAAGTCGTTCGTTTTCTGTACATCTCCGGTGGCGGCATACACCGCACTCCATTCCTTTGCACTTGCCCCAATCTGCTGAGGTGTTGCGTAAGAGATGGATTCGCTGCCGGATGATACAGAAGTTACAACGCCTGTTGAGATGTTCCCGACATTTATGTCGGTTACATTTGCCGATGCCTGATTAATAGCATTCTTTTCAGCAAGTTCAATCTGATACATCAATTCAGCCAGTGAACAGACCGCCTTTTTGATACGCTTCTGTGAGCGTTCGTTCGTCGGCAGTCCATCCACCAACCTGTCAAATGTCATTGTGTCCACAAAATCACTGGCTCTTTCTGACAGTCGTGGAAAGTCGGTTTCTGGCACGACTGAACCGAAATATGAAGTTGTGTAAAATTCATAATCTGCATAAGCCATGCCAGTTACCTCCTACGTTTGTCATTTTGCTGTTACGCTTGCACTTCCGGCATTCAGCGCTTTGTATGTTCCATCACACTCAACCACTGTGATCTTCTGTCCGGTTGCCGCTGTGATATCGGCTTTTCCATCCCAAGTACTCCAGTTTCTGAGATTCTGTCCATATCCAACAGTTACTGCATCTGCTGCAACTTTGTATTTATACACATTGCCAGCGTTTTCTTTAGCCGGATTTACAGTGATTTTTGTATCACCAGTTGCTGTTCCTTCCGCAGATGTTACTGTCAGAGTGCCGAGCGTTGGTGTTTCGTCAATGGTAATTACTGCAATTGCATCAATGTACTCTGCAAAAAGAGTAAGTCCCATAACCGCAAACGCTTCGGATACTGCTGTGTGGTAGTTGCCCTGTGTATGGAATCCGATCAGGTTTGTTTCGCCAGATACGGTATACACAAGACCTGCTCTCGCAAAGTCAGACTCGTTCGGGTCTACATAGTAAAGTACGATGTTCTCAACAGGGGTAGCAATAACCTGTCCTCTCGGAATCTCGCTGTCGGACAGTAAGAAGATTGTATTGAATCCCATAAAGTCCTTCATGTACTGGAATCCGAACTGATTCTGAATAGTGATCTCAGCTGCTCCGAGATATTCATATACGTCCAGAATGTTGACAAATCCAACAACGCCAGTCACATTTCTGTGCATCTGTTTAAATTTGTTTTCAACACGACCCTTAGCCATTGCCAGAGCCATCTGGAATGTTGTTTCTGTGGAAGTAAGTGTACCGGTTTTCAGATAGTCATAGAATCTGCCGGTAACATCAGTCTGAAGCTGGAAAAGAAACTCGTCATCAGTCATCTGAACAGCGTTCTCATAACCGTGGTCCTTGATTGCTTCGATAGATACAGCCTTTGCGTACTTCTCGATAGTCATTTCCGCATAGTCCTTTTCTTTTACAACGAATTTGCTGTAAGGGATTTCCTCACCCTCACCAACTTTTCCACTCTGTAAAGTACCCTCTGCGTATTTGGACTTGAGTACAGCACCCGGCTGCTTTTTGATAGGTCTCATGATACCCAGAATATCACGTAAGTGCTGCCAGTTTCTTTCGAATCTGGTAACAAAGTCAATCTCACGTGCCGTGACATGAATATCATTAGTCATAATAAGATTTGTTTTTGCTGGCATAAAAAATCCTTTCTACCCATAATTGTTAAGGTATTGGGTTAGCGGCTATACCCTGATGTATAGTCGGTGTAAAAAAATCACTGGAATAACTGGATATTCTGAGCGATTGCAGCCTGTCTCTCGGACGGGTCTTTGATTGCTTCGATATCTTTTTTGGTCATACTTCCCGGTGTCTGCTGCTGTCCAACGTGAGTGGTAAATCTTGCCTGATTCTGCTGAGCCTGCTGCTGAGATTCATCCACAAAAGCGGATGCGTCAGACTGTTTCATCTGTTCGATCAGGTCGTTTAATCCAAGGATTTTGCCATCTTTCAGCTTCAATCCGGCTTCTTTGATGTCTGCCATAACAGACTTCTTTGCTGCTTCGCTGGAAAACTTAACATCATCGAGTGCCGCTTTCAGAGCATCTGAGAAATCTCTGTCGTAGATTTTTGCGTTGAACTCTTTTTCTGCGTCCTCGGCTTTTTTCTTCCATCCAGCAAGCTCTGTCTGAATGTTTTCCGGGTCGATACCGTCAAAACCTTTTAAGGTTTCTTCTGCTGTCTCAGCACGTTCTTTCCAGTTGTCTCGTTCTCCCTCAACTTTTGACAGAGTTTTTGCTACTTCCTTTGCATTTTTGTAATTCTCAGAAAGTGCTTTCTTTACATCTGCCTGTTTATCTTCCGGGATTTCGATTCCAAATGATTTCAATGTTTCAATAAGTTTCTGCATATCATCCTCCTGGTCGTGTTTATTGACCTGCCGCCGCAGGTAAATGGATTAAGCCAGTTAGACCACTGGCAAGGTAAGGAAATAAGGGGAATCGAACCCCTAGCCAATATCCTATGCGGATACTGCTCTACCACTAGAGCTATATTTCCATTAACCCGGATTCCCGGGTTAGCAAGGTGTTTAACGTGTCATGCTTGCCACGAGTTGTTTCGGATATTTATTTCTTTTTTTTTAAAAAGAAAAGTATGAATAACAAAAACCTTAATCAAGGAGGTGCGCCATCTTGCGTGCCAGATGACAAATACGCACGACAGGATTCGAACCTGTTTAACTTTCCATTAAAGCGTGCGCACCAGCTACAAAAATTAAAGAAAGGAGGATTAAAACGAAAATGTCAAAACAACCGTTTTACTTGTGCTTCCTGCTGCACAATTACATTATAACAGATTTCTTTTAATTACCTCTCTACCACTTTTGCGTTTTTAGAGCATATCACGGAGTTTTTCCACGTATCTCTTGACAAGATCACGTTCCTCCCGGCACTCTGCATCCTTGGACATATCGCTCATTTCTGTTGTGAGTTCGTCCAGATGCTCTTCCAGAGCGGCAAGCATCTTTCTTTTGCAGTCTTCAGACTTGCCGGAGCGATAGCTCTGCTTCTGTGTCATATAGTCGTCATAAGCATCTCGCCCATCAGAGCGGCTGTAATGCCCTCTAACATAATGCTCGCCACGTCTGGCATAAGAACTGCCCCGGTCGTAATCCGGCATCATTCTGCCATCATTTGCGCTGTATCTCCCCATGCTATCACGCTTTCTTCCGCGTTCGCTGTAATCGTCATTGTATCCACCACGCATCTCATCAAGGACAGTGTTGTAATACTCCACTTTCTTATCCCAGTACTGCGTGTTCTTTATATCTTTGTACATATCAATCAGTTTGTATGTCATTTCCAGATTTCCAGTAGTCAGTCCATTATCAGCGATTTTGGACAGCTCGTCTTCGATTCTTGCACATAAATCCTTAATGTCTCTCATAATCACACCTCCTACGCTTCTCTGGTTACGACAATGTTTGCGTTCGCAACAGAAATTGCCTGATCGCTTGTGTTCTCTACCGCGATATTAACGCAACATCCGCGAGGTACATCAATATAGATACCAGAGGACACATTATTGTACTGGTCTACTGCTGCCGGTGTGGAGATCATCTGTGAAGATAATACCGGCTCACCAGAGATTGCAATAGCCAGAGAAATAGCTTCAACAGTACCGCCTGTTGGAATTGCGATATTACCAGAAAAATCCACAAAGAATCTCGCTTTGCACTGGCTAGTAAGTCCTCTCAGCGTAATAATTCCACTTCCCTCTCTGTGCTGAATGCAGTTAGAACCTTTAACTGCTGTGTTTGAAAACACTACGTTTCCATTTGCTGCTACCGTCTGAGCAGCTACATTTGTAAATTCTGCCATAATTTTTACCCCTTTCATATCACAAAAGGACAGGTCTCAGCCTGCCCCTCTGTGTAATACGGCATAAGCCGACATTCGAATCAATCGAAAGATACTCTCGATATGAAGTTATCAGCAATTACATCCGGTGTTGCATCCACATCCGTAATATGTGTTCGGGTTAGGAACCTGATATGCCGGAATCGGTGCTGGATTAATCGCATTAATGAGCTGCTGTGTCTGAGAAGCCATTGCGGTTGTGAGTAACGCACTCTGGCGATCCTGAGAAGCAGCACGTCTGAGGTCATTGTTTTCAGCCTGCAAGTTAGAAATCTTTTCATTGCAAAGGTAGTCAAGAATGGCTCTTGTTCCTGCGTTCTGGCTGTCGATAATATCTCTTGTGTTGCTGTTCATAGTGTTCTGCAGTGCACAGGTGTTCTGTGCCATATTGTAATTTACACCCTGGATAGCTTCCCTGGTTTCGCAACAGCAGTTCGCAAGCTGTGCCTGTAAAGCATTGGTGTTCTGCATGTTTGCTACAGTATCGGCATTGATTGCTTGCTGGATTCCGAAACCAGTCTGCATGATGTTTGTGTTGATTCCGTTAAAACCGGTAAGCATACCATTATTCATGGCATAAAAGCCATCGCACAGGCCGCTGTTGATTCCGTCAAGCTTGCTGATTACTGCGGAGTTATCGAATCCTCTCTGGATATCTGCCTGAGTAGCTGCTGTGGCTGCATATCCACCACCGTTGCCATTATTGCCCCAGCCGTTGTTTCCCCATCCGAAGAAAGCAAAAATGAATAAAACAATAATCCACCAGCTACCATCTCCACCAAACATGCCGTCATTATTTCTACCGTTTCCAGTAGCAGCGGCAATATCTGATAAGCTGTAATTTCCGTCCATAGTTATAGTCTCCTTTATTGTGTATTTACATCAATCTGGCCAGATTGTAATGTACTATTTCATATTCTTCAGCAGATTTTGAAACTGTCCTGCCATCTGCTGAACTTGATTAAGTTGCTGCTGGGAAATCCGTCCAGACTGTAGCATTTTCTCAACTTCTGCTTTCGGGTTTCCCTTAAAATTCTGTTTAAACTGCATAAACTGCTGTATCATCTGCATTGGCCCGTTTCCCTGTGGCATCCCGCCACCAAGCGCGTTAAATAATGGATTACTCATCTGCGTTTCCTCCCTTGACTGCTGATTCCTGCGCGGTATTAGCCCTAACAGGTTCAGAAAAAGAATTTAATCGGTTTATAATAGCTTCGTATTTGCCTTTTAAATCGTCGTATTCCTGCCTGGTGACATATTTACTGTCCATGCTTTGAACAGGCTGTTTAGGCGGCATCTGAGAGCCTACCTCGTGGTACTCAAACGTCCGTAACGGCTGTGGCATACCGGAAACGTCTGTGGATTTTATGTAGAACTTTTCGCTTTCACTGTCCATCAGTAAAACGCTTGTTCCGGGTGCTACCAGATAGGATTTTGCGCCGACTTCGCCAGATACCCACAGGATACCATTACTATTCTGCTGGGATTGCTGTACTGGTTGAGCTGGCATCTGGACAGGCTGTTGCTGAAATTGGTTCATCTGTCCCGGAACGCCAAAACTATATTGATAAGGATTGTTATATAATGCCATCTTATGCACCACCTTTCTGATTATATTTTTGCATAGATGTATCAATCTAAAAAGTTCAAAAAAGTATCGAAAAAGTATTGTGTAATAACGCACATAGATTTATAATTGAGAAAAAAGGAGGGATTAACATGGTAACAGAAGCGCAGAAAAGAGCGGTGAGAAAGTATGAGAACAGCAATTATAGACTGAATATTGTCTTTCCAAAAGGAACTAAAGAGAGGATTGAAAAGCTCGGTCTCGGAAAGAGCAACAGTGCCTTTATCCGAGATATTGTTCTGTCAGAACTCGACAGGTTAGAAAAAAAATAAAAATAACGCACATATACGCTTGACATATAACGCACATAGATGTATAATAAAGACAGTTAAAGAAAACCAATTACACAGCCCCTGCAAGGGGCGGAACGGAGGAAAAAAGATGAGAAAATTTGAATTGAAACAGGTAGCCCGAAACAATTCCGAAAACTTCGGATGTGCCAAAGTTACAGCAGCTTGGCTGTGCGGCACAGAGTCCCAGAAAGAGGATTTTATAAATTCTCTGGGCGAGAACTGGGTGAGAATCCCGGCGGAACTTGTTGACGAAACCGCCGAGCAGAATTTTATTTCATACGCTCGGTTAAGTTAAAAGGAGGAAAAATAAGCCCCTGAGAGATAATCCCGGGGGCTTTTATTGTCGTCTTAACACACTTTAATTATTTTATTGTTTACCCTCCGGCTTAATCGTTTCGCCGTGGATATACTCACATTCATCTGTTCAGCACAGTATTCGAGCGTATGTTCCTTGCATCTCAGCCGAAACAGTCTTTCCTCGTCTGGTGTGAAATTGCACTCTATCAAGAATTTGTCTATATCTTTCTTAGTGAACACATATAATTTCATGAGCATACCCCTTACTAATGCTAACGCTGATTCTGTGCAAGATAATTTGTAAGCTTCTGTTTTGTTTTTTTTAATTCTTCCACGTTGTTGCCGCTGATCTGACTGTCCAACATGGTTGACAACACTTCCAGAATTAATGAATCTCGTTCTGCGATTCTCTGAAGACTTTCATAATCTCGTCTATCATGTTCTTCCAGTGTCTCTACTCGCTTATTAAGTCGGAATGCCGGAGTAATCCATTTAAAGATTACAGCCGCCGCTCCTCCGACAATAGACACCCCTCCGCAGATAGAGAGGAAAATCTGTACAAATTCTGATATGCTCATTTAACTACTCCTTTTCCCAGTAATATACCGGGATCTCATTACCGGAATCCCATGTATCAAAATATTTGCCGTTCTGTGCTGTCACCACATGACCATCTATGCAGAGGATATACGTACCTGTCGGATGGTCTGTACAGAAGTCGTTGACTGTATAGATATATCGCTCTGACTGTTCTATCAGTTTGCGTCTGTATCCATGCTTATAGAGATACGCACCCCAGACATAATTCGCGCTCGGCATATCTGACAGAGTACATGCCTGTACCATTAATCCAGCGAATACCGTTTCCCAATCGAAGCCGGTTGCTTTGCATATTGCCCGGACAACGCAATCTCCTGTTCTCTTATCCTTAACAGGATTCGGATTGAAATATTCCCATCTATCCATCAGCCAATCCCCTTTGCTGTTTCATATCTCTTTGCCGCTCCTCTGGCTTTTGCGGCGCTCTGACGGTTCCACTTCGCGATCATGAGCCGGTCTTGCAGTTCCCTCAGGTCATTCCGTTTGCAATAATCCTTATATGCAGCATTTTGTTTTTGGAGAAGAAAAGACTTCCGGTCAAGGTCTTGCTGGAGTGCAAATCTTGTCTGTTCGTCCTTACAGTTATCAACCGCCGCTTGCATTCCGAGAACTTCCCGTTTTGTTTTTCGGATTCTTCGTTCATAAGTACGTTGTCTCTGTTCTTTTTCGTACTGTTTACCTTTGTCAGCTTTGTCCTGTGCTGATAATTCTGTATAAGGATTAAATTCCCCATCACTGGCTCCAAAGCTATGCCGGCAGTTGACCCCTGACAGTCCACTTGCCGTCCCGTATCCGGTCAATGAGAACGGAGGAAATTTCTTACTCTTGCCAGAACGAGAGTATATCTTGCCTTGCCACCATGAGTGATTGCCCGGATTCTCACCGCCGTCACCTGTTCTGGCTCCTATGTGAGCACTGACCAGAACTAAATCCCAGTCCATTTCTTCCATGCGTTTTAGGGATATATCTCCCGTAGCCTGTGCCACACCAGTTCTAACAGAACGTGCAACTGCGGTTTCAATCGTATCTTTTCTGCCAGATGGATATGTGACCGTTACACCATCTGATACAACGTTATTAACTGCCTCTTTGATGGCTTGCGTATACCCAACTGCCCCATTCATCACATGGTTATATGCAAGGTCGCATTGCTCGATATATAACCTCTGAGCGGCACTTGCGGTTGTTCTCGTGAAATTCTTCCACTCTCCCATAGTCGCAAGCATATTTCGCTCCATGAGCCTTATCATAGCTGGAGACTGCTCAAGCGGTACAGGACTTAACCCTGCTGCCTTATATACCTTATCATCGTAATTCATTGCAGTGATTCCGGCATCCTCAAACGCTTCAAGAAGTTCCTGCTGTTCACGTTTGGTGTATTTTGATAATTCTGCCAGAATGTCCTCTAGCAGTTCACCAGATTCCTGTAGCGTTCTGATTCTCCACGCATCGGCATTGGTTAGGATATAATCCTCGCCTCTGCCGATTCTTGCCATCATTCGCGACACGATCTCAGAGATGATATACTGGTGCAGTTCTTCTGCAATTTGTTCACTGCCCTCTGTAATTTGCCGTAAATATTCTGGGCTTAACATAACTACTCATCTCCAAACAGTTTTGGTTCGTCTGGCTGAGCTTCTTTGACCATTGCTTTCGCTTCTTCCTTAGTCATTCCCTCGAACTTCACGAAATACAACCATGCCGGGACCTTGCCGGTAGTCACATACTGCCACCATCTCGCACGGTCGTTTTCTCTAACATAGAGAATATCTCCGAAATCATAATTGACTTCATAAGCCCCGACAGGTGCAAGCCCGTACAAGTCAGCGTAAACGTTCAATGCGTAGATAACTTCGTCCAGACAGGATTCCAGTTTGTCCCGCACATCTTTAATGAACTGGACTGTCCTCTGCTGTTCTGCTTCTACTCCTGTAGCCGTCTGAATGCCGCTAGATTCGTTAAAAACAAAGTATCCGTTGGAGAATCCAATCTTATATCCCAACTGGCTTAAAAGAGCATTTATACCGCTTATACGGGTATCTGTGTTGAGCTGTGGATTGATTTCTTGATAGAACTCTTTCTCGTCCTGTCCGAATACATTCTTGACAAAGTGCGGTAAGTTCATCTCATTGCGCCTGTTCTCCATGCCCTGTGGTGACATGGCTGATACAGGTGTGCCGCTTGGCACCAGCAGCCTATCATCTGCCAGGACAATTTTCTGAGAATCAAATATTTCTCCGGCATTACGGCTGTATGCAATGTCGAGGTCTTTTAACTCCTCGATAGCTTCGGCAAAAATCGGCAATCCCAATGGTGCATTAATATCCACGTTATTCGCTTGCGGCGTCCGCAGTACTCCGTACAGAGGTCCGTCCAGCTTCTCCCCGTTTGCCTTGAGTATTGGTGGCGTATCTGCCATGAGGTCAGCCCACTTGGTCTGTTTAAGGTCGATTCTGTCTCCGATGCTCTGAGGGGATTTCGACACATAGGCTCTATTAGAAACGTAGTACGGATAAGTTGTCACGCCGTCTATTGTGGTCTCAACAAATCTATGATATTCAAGCCGTGTGTAGTATTTTCGACCAACAGTATAACAATCCTTGAATATAATTCCTTTAATTTCCTGATTGTCATAATCCACAATTATCACATCTGCCGGAGTAAATACGTCAAGGCTCTCACCGTTTGGCTTGATGAACACCGTTCCGTAAGCACAGCCGTACTCTACCCAGTGACGTATTTGGAAATATACCTTGTCAATCTGTTCCTGTAGCCATGTTGCCCTTGCGGAACTATCAATCTGAATGCCGATCGCCAATGTTGCGAGCCGAGCTGTTTCTGAGCAGACAGATTTAGCAAAATTGATCGTCTTGATATTATTCTTATCATCCAGCCATTCCGGCGCACCTCTGTAAATGTTCGCGCACCGGTTAATCAGCGATTCCATCTCTGGAAATTCTGCTGCCTGAATGTTGAAGTCCTCTTCGGCTTGTTTTTTGAATATCATATTAAACCACCTTTTTAGTGTTGTTATAAGTCCCATTATGCACTGTAACCTCTCCTGTTAAACAACGGCTCATAAGCATATCTAAGTGCCGAGATTGCATGATCATCTCCGTCAGGATAACCACTTATTACATTTCCCTCTTTGTCCCGATCGTACTCATATTCTGTGATTTCTTTATATGCGTTCGGTGTTCGCTTCGGGTCAATAACTATAGTCTTTGTCTGTAAGAATTTGAAACCATACTCGATACTTCCCGGTCCTTTGATTGCTCCTCTTGCAGGAAGTCCGGCATCCCGGAAGTCATTCACAGACTTAGGTTCCGCAGAATCACATATCATTGTGTAATCGTCATAGCCTTTTTTCTTGATCCAATCAGCAGTCTTAGAGTTGCTCCATTTATTTACATACAGCTCGTCAATCAGATATATCTTCTCTCTGGCAGAATCATAATAAGTTCGGAGATAGCAGAAGGCATCCGGGTACCATCCATAATCTACACCAGCGAAAATGCGGTCCATGTGGCTGATCTCTTCGTCTGTAATATCTCTGATTTCCAGATACTCAAATACGTTTCCACCGTCACCATTCGGGACGCCCAGGTATTCATGCTCATATGCTTCTGGATTGACTTCCTTTAAGTGCTCTGCATCATTAAGGAATTTCTGACCTAGCCACTCTGCCGGGGCTTCCAGATAACTTGAATGATGAATAACTCTTTTTGGGTTAGGTGTGAGCTTAATCCTATTTACCCAGTTTGATTTTGATTTTGGTGGGTTGTATGATGAAAAATCATAGGATTCATCACCACCACGAAGCACTGACTGATTAACAGAGCGTTCCTGAGCATCTCCCTTCATTTGATCTTTTTCTTCTTTCCAGAGGATTCCAATGTAGCCAAACTCCGGCTTAATGGATTTCAGTTTGGTTTCATCATCCAGACCACGGAAGTATATTGTCTGTCCAGTCTTAATATACTTGATCTCAAGTGGCGACACCTTGCATTCAAATTCTTCCATCAGTCCAAGTTCATTGATAGCCCATTTCATATTGGCGTATACGGAATCTTTCAGAGTGCCTGCCACCTGTCTTGTAATGCAGGCGTGCATCTGTGGATTATTCTTAATAAGCTCAACAATCTTAAAAGCTACGAAAGAGGATTTCAGACCACCTCGACCGCCCTCGAATACATATTCGATATTAGGCTTAATCTGTCGGTTAATATCCACGAATGCCTTACCAAGTACTCTGGCAGGAAGCTCATATTTGCTTTCGTCTGATTTTGATACGGCTACCAACTGTTCCCATTTGTCCACTGCCTGCATATTTCCTTTGATGGCTTTATTATATACGGCAGCTACAATACAGGCATTGTTATTTGCATCCTCATCAGATATTCCCATTTTTGTGAGTTTCTTCTTTGCAGCAGTCGGAGCAGGGTTCTCAGCTATCATTTTTGCTAATTCAGAAAGGGTTTTCTTTTGACGGCGAGACTGACCAGAAGCAATGCCGCCTTTTTGGCCGTTTTTCGCTGCTTCCTCACTGCTTCGACCAGGTTTAAAAGGTTTTAAATTTTCCTCGTTTGCCATCCTATTAACATCCAATCATATCCTTTCTGAATTAAAACGCCCTAGCATAGTTATAGTTATATATACTATAATACCATACTAGGGCGTACATAGCTCTCTACCACTTTTATAAATTTTTAAGTTTTTTAAAGTCTGCCAATCAATTTGGCCAGATGATAGTATTCCGCCATGACCTTGCGTTTGTAGCCATAAAAGTCATTCTCCGTTGCAGGAACCGTTCTGATCTTCTCCATCGTTCGATAGCCGATACTGTTCACAATGCTGTCATAGATTTGCGATTCAATGCCGGGTGCATATTTGATAGATACCTGTAACAGATTGTATTTGTCGCTTTCGCTAAGGTTCCGCAAGTGACTTTGTAATGTCGGTACATCATCCGGCGGTACTCCGTAGTCAATCAGTGTTGCCTTCCTTAACTTCATTTATTTCACCTTCTTCGTTCAGACTCCAGTCACATGGCATGCCTCGAAAACATTCTGGACAGTGTTCGTAGAATCCGCAGCCTTTGCAATCTGCTGGCTGTCCAGTGCAATATTGCTGTAGTACGTGGTATGCCGATATAGCAAGGTTTGGCGTTATGTCTGGTGTAGGTTTGCTATTCATTTCTTCATCTCCTCCAACTGTTTTACTGCTTTTCTATAATCTCTATTCGCAGACCGGAACATCATCAAAAGTATTTCAGACACAGGCCTTGTCCGATTTCTTCGCTTTGCTTTTTTGACGCATGTAAGATCATTTGCTTCTGGTACATATATTCCTACATAATGTGGAATTTCAAGGGATACCGCAGCGCATACATCTGTCGGCATAACCAGGTAGTTATAATCACCAATAAAATTCAACCCATGACCAGAACGAAAATCTTCAGCTGATGATTTAACCTCATAACAATAGCAGTCACCTTTTTCTATCCCGGACACACTATTATTTGCTGGCACGAATCGCATATAATCCACCCTTACCGCATGATCTGTCGAATAATCGAATGTCACTTCTTTCGCCCAATAAATACGTGGATCATTGTGAGGATTTATTTTCTTTTCAAGCATGGCTGATAATTTTGCTGTAATCTCAGGTCTTGTCATTTTGAACCTCCTCCAACTTCTTCTCTATCGGATTAATAATCTCTTCCAATACCTGCTGCTCATAATTTTCTTTCCAAAATTTCTCTCTTTTCCAAAACGGAACTTTTTTAACTTCACCTATTAAATCAATACACGCCATTGCTTCCAGCATTCCCCAACATCCATCACAGGCTCTTTCATTGCACCACTTTGCAAATTCTTTAAATTTCATTTTTGAGTTCCTCCAGCTTCTTCACAGCTTCTTCACGGGTGAGGAATACCAAATCATTTAATTCTCCGAGCCATTCATCATGGTTTGCCCACAAAAACTGTTTACCATCTTTGCCACATTCAATTCCACTTAACACGTTTTCCCGAATATCCATGCCGCATATGTCCCATACAGTTGTGCCAATAGGACACGGCAATTTCACAAGCAAACCCTGTTCTTCTAAGTCTTTATAAGATTTCAGTTCTTCTAGCAGCTCTGCAACATCTTTCAACCAATACAATCCTCCATCTTCAAAACAACATTCATAAGTATCTTGATAATACGGGCATCCAACCGCTTCCTTGTCGCTGATAGGATCTCTTAAATCCTTGCCAGTTCCACAGACAATGCGTTTATACTCATCATCCATATGTATGAAGTTTTCGTGGTCTGCATAGCAACCACCTCCTGTATCTTGACTGGCAACACATCTAAGTGCTTTTATCGTATCGTCAAGTGTTAATCTCTCCATCTACTTCACCTCTTTCATCTGACTTTCTACAGTATCTGCAAGTAACTTCAACGATTCAATGAATGTATCCGTCAATGTTGTTCTGTCTGGGTATTTAGCGAACGTTCTGACAAGTTTTACTGCATCCTTGATTTTTTCTTCATCTTCGACGATTTCGGATGCTTCATACACTGTCTTTTCAACATAGTTGTAAGTAACAATCTTACTGTCGTAAAAATTCAATATGTTTGGAAACGGAATTACGATAGGGTTTAAATGGTTTTCTCTCGCCCATGTGAATCCCTGAAGCTTTGCCATTTTCAGAACACTCAAATATTCTTCCTGTGTCTTTACAAACACGATTTTTCCAGTTAAAATAATCATTTCTCCACCTCTTATCGCTTACTTTTTATCGCTTGTTTTCATCGCTTGTTTCTGTAATTTCTCTCAAGCAGGCATTCCAACCAACCGCAATAATATCTTTTTGTGATTCTACATTGTCATTCGGAACGATATACTCTTTTTTCTCCGGCAATGGTTTCAATGGGCACCAATCAGGTCTTGATTTGCTTTCGCAATCATAATATTCTTCTGTCATCAGAATTTCATCACAACTTAAGCAGTCAGCTAATTCACACAAACCCTCATATTCAAGTTCACCGCAGTATGAAGTTCCGAACGGGCAATCATAGCAATTCTCTGGTGTATCTATCACTAACGCTGATTTACTCATATGTTTCACTTCCTCTCAGCATCAGGCTCAAAGTATTATACCCCGGACAAGTCCTGACTCCGTTCCTAGTATCCCTTAACAGGACGCAGTACGGATATAATGCCATGACTTCATAGACGTGTTCTGTGATGTTCTCACCGCGCTGGTCGATGTATTTGAAGCACTTTCCGGGTCTAAGAAAATATCTTGCGCATACATACGCTTTTGTTCCGAATCTTACACTTGCACTACTCATTTGTGTTCCTCCTGTAACAATTCTGGATTGTCGAAAGTGTTTCCAACTACTTCATAATGTTCAAGATCAAACTTATCAATATATTCTCTATCCGTGCTACCAGTTTCGTGCGCTACCCATCCGGCAACGTTCCATTCAACGGTTTCATATGCCGCATCCTCTGGGTAGGATTCGTCCAAGTGTGCCATCAGAATGTCATTTTCCCAAATTTTCTTCCCGTTCTTGTCGCAAAGTCCCGTGAACTGGCAGAGGTTTTCTGGATTAATTTCCGTGTATTCCCATACTGTATGACTATCTACAGGGAAGATTAAATGTTCTTCGTTTCCTAAAAAGTTATGTCTTTTCTGATAATATCCCTCAACCCATCCATCGTCTCCAATCCGCTTTGCCTTAAAAAGAATTTCTCTCATTCAACCCACCACCTTTCACAATCTGCATAACTGTCTGATATAGCGCGGAATTTCTTCCAACCAGTTTTGTTATGTATGTGTCCAACTGCTCCACAACTGCTTCCACATCATAGGCAGTCGGCTGCGCGTCAATCATTTTAAACGCACTTTCTGCCGTAATTAAACTGTCTTTTCCTCCAACTTGCTTGTAAAATAACTCTTCATTCATTGCATCCGCATCAATCAGTCTCATAATCTTCACACTCCTCCGCATATTCATAACTGTCCATATCATCACATCTGCACTGGCAGGAATCCTGTTTAGTACAGCAGATACAGCGCTCTGTTTCACTGTCCGGGCACTCTAATTTACATCTCCCCATTTAGTCCTCCTGAAGCTTTATTCCTCTTAAATGCTCAATAACTTTCTTCTGCTCTTCTTCTGTCTCGCAATGTATTGTAATGTCATAGGTATCATCGTATGCACTAAATGTGCCGTCTTCGTTCTGCGCAAATGTCATTTCGTCGCTCATACTTCCACCTCACTATCCTCTGGCATCTGGAATATCATTTTTTTCATAAAATCTTTTCTAATAGTTTTTGCAATTGATGTATTATCTTTTCCCCTCTGAGATTCACTAGCCGATTTGCAGACATCAGGAAGAAGAATTTCATTTAATTTTGCATCTGCATATGCATCCTGAATCATGTCCAGTACTTTCATAGCTTTTTCTCTGGTGGAATATTCTCCGAGTAAATAACTGCATCCAGTGATATATGATGTTACAACTGTTTTTGTAGTCCCTTCTGCAATTTCGATACCAGCTGATACATTAAAATTAACTAATATCTCTTTATTCTGACTTCTGATTAACATTTTGCGTCCTCCTTGTAATTCTCAACCGCAGCTATCTTATTTTCGTACATTGCAATTATGTTTTTAAATCTGCGAATATCATTATTGTATTTTTCCAAGAATGTTTCTTTTACGAACTGATAATTAGGTTCTTCCAACACAATGTACGGTGTTGAAGAACCAGAAATTTTTCCAATATCTTCTTTTTTTACATATCCAATGTAAAGTCTTTCTGGAAACTGTGCTACTGCTCTGTACGTCTTTGGTTTCTCAATTACCTCGCATTCCTCAACTCTGACTTTAAAAACAGGGTCTCCGAATGTTCTAGTTTCCGGATTGAATTCTCTGTCATTGTCTAAAATGTAGAAATATAATTTCATTTTCCATCCTCACTTTCCCCATGTAAGTAACTGACACGCTATTGTGCAGTCCTCCATGATTAATTTATCCAAATGCTACCTGTCCGTTATTCTCCGGGATTCTTTAATACAATCCCCAGCTCTTCTTTAATAGCGTTTACGTAATCAATCCATTCTGCCAGACCGTCATTGATATAATCAGCAGCCCGGTCAAGTCCATTTCTAAATCTCTGACAGCGTTTCTCGCCAAAACCGAAATCATCATGCAGAACAGCGATTGACAATATTACAAATGAATCCGCTATAACCTCTTTTATCTTTTCTGACGCTTTATCAAGGTCTTTTACTGCCAGAGAGGTATGTATCCCGGTCGCACCCCGGAACTTGCATTCCTGTTCAAGAGCTTCAATCCCGCCCTGTTTGACAATTCGTCTGGCAAGGTCAAGCCCGTCCTCCCTGCCTCGTTCATATTCACGCATTTTATTCATTGTGTTAGACCTCCACGCTTTTTTAGTTTTCCCATCCAACAGTCCTCCTTATTTTCTGAGTCAGAATGTCAAACTGTAAGAATAATTCCCTGTCCTTACATTTCCTTGCTTTTATATCGCAATCATAGTCATTTATTTGATATTTTCCTTCTAACAGATCGCCATTATCCAGATATCTTTGAAAGACTCCTTTAGAAATCCCGAACCGTTCCAAAATTTCTATTCTGCTCATACTGTCGACGAATGTACCATCTGCTGTAACAATGTCATAAAGTTTCATTTTGTCTCCTTGTTTATCTTTCTTATTCCATACCCAACCGGAGTATATGCCCTGTCGGTACTGGGGTGGTTCGTCTTGAGCAGGTCATCATCAATCAACTGATTAATATGTTTCCAGACCGTAGCTCTCCCGGCATCCACTCTTTCAGAAATTTCTGTAACTGACGGTGCATATCCAACCAGTTTGATATAACTGACGATATACATATATATTTCTTTTCTGAGAGCCTGTCCCTGCTTGCATCTATTCTTCGTGTTGTACGGCATTTTGATTCTCCTTTTCCAATTCTTTTGCCTTATTAAACATCTTAGAAAGATAATCCGAATAAGCAACAAGCATGTGATCTACAAATCCATTTTTGCTATATTTTTCAGACACAACATGGATCTGTTCAACTACCTGCTGCCAGTATTCATCCTTTGCCTCAATTCCGGCAGTCTGGAGGACCAGTGCCGGAAAATCAATCTGTAAAAACTTTATGGTGTTCGGTATCTGCTCATGTGTCACCCTCATAGTTACACACCTTCTTCCACCTCAAAACTCTGCTCAAGAAGTTGCTCGTTATCCTTGCTAAACGCCTTTATATAGCTTTGCTTAATCGGTCTGATAAAATGTATGCCGTTAGCTGATTTAGCCCGGGAAACAGCCACGTAGAACTGTCCTGGATCCCAACAGCAAGGATCAATATTAATCTTTTCAAATGTCTGTCCCTGTGATTTATGAATACTGATTGCCCAGGCAAGTTTTACCGGGAACTGAGAGAATGACCCAACTTTCTTACGGACAATCTTCTCTTTCACGATCTTCTGACCGTCCTTTTCTTGTTCGGATTCCTCAATAACCTGTTTCTCAATGTCTTTACTGTATCTGTACAAGTTAACTGTTTTACCCTTGTCCGTTTTAATAATCAGATAGGATTCTTCAAACTCTCCATTGTCTACGATTTTCTGAATAATACCAATCGTTCCGTTAACGTAATTACCAGACAGATCGTTGACGGTAATCATCACTTTTGCACCGATGTTCAGCGTCAAGTCTTCTCTGGCAAATGCAATGTTTTTAATATCGGCAGATGTCAAATCTCCGTCAACTGCTGCATGAAACACTTTTTCCGTCTTTTTATCCAACTTGCCAAGGAAAGTATTATTAAGCCGATCAGCTTCAGCATTTGTTCCGACCAGAAACGGCGCTTCCGGTATAACCTTGTCTGATTCGTTGTTCTCCAGATATGCAATGGATTTTCTAATATTGTTGCCATATTTAATATCATTCAGCACATACTTAAATCCCTCATCATTCTGCCTGCATACTTCATCAAGCTTAATATATTCGAATGACATATCTTTCCAGTATTCAGACATGAAGGCATATCCGTGTTCGTACTTTCCGCCCTTTCCATAATCAGATCCATACATCCGGCAGAGAATTTTGCGGTCATCTGTCGTGATAACTGGGGGAAGCTGGTAGAAATCGCCTATCACGATTAACTGAATGTCTTCTTTGTCCTCTCCGATTAGAAGTCTGTCAACTGCTCTCTCTTCATTCTCCGTGATGATCGTCTTTGCAATCATATTGAACAAATCGAACCGGCACATGCTGATTTCATCAATGATAAGAACATCTGCTTCTTTCAGAAGTTCAGCTCTGGATTTCACCTTTTTCTTATAGTCCTCAAATTTAATTGAAATATTCAATGCTCGGTGTACGGTAGTTGCCCCATATCCGATATTATCCGCTGCAATTCCAGTAGTGGCGGATACCAGAATATTTTTACCAGCTTTTTCCGCCTCATCGATGAACGTTTGAATAACCGTTGTCTTGCCTGTTCCTGCGTCACCTGTCAGAAAAACATTGCTGCCAGACAGCATTGTATCTAATGCATATCTTTGCTTTTTATTGAGATCGTCTTTTTTCATTTTGTAACCACTCCTTGCAAAAATTATGTCAACTAAATATTTTTGTAATATTCAGTTAATTTTGTTATAATAAATCTAATTGCATATACTTTTTAATTTTGTAACCCGTGTGTAACCGGCTTTTTTAATCCACTGGTTACGCCACAAACCCTTATTTTATGCGGGCTTCAGAGGTGTGTAACCGTGTAACCAATGTAACCAAGGTTTTTATATAGGAGAATCACTAGAGTATATGTTTTTTATACACTCTCAAACTTTCTCCTATAGGATGTTTTTTTTCGTGTTACAACGGTTACATGGTTACAAATTACGAAAACGGAACATTTGTTTCGGCATCAGCTGGCAGAAAACCAGTTTCAATAACCTCATTTTCTTGCTCGTTTTCAAGACTTTTTATATCAACAATCTTTACCGCAATAAGCCTCATTACACTTCCACCGTCTCTTTTTAGTACCGTATCTCTTTTTCCTGTGTGCTTGATTAACTCTCGATTAATCGCCCAGGCCGAAAAGGCTTTTCTGGAGAATCCATTGTTCTTCAAAAGGTTTTCAAGAGGTTTCGGATAAAAATATACATATACATCTCCATATTCATCTGGCGTTTCCTTGAATCCCCACTGATCACAGCTAAATTGCGCATCAAAGTGCTGTCCGTACACTGAGAGACTTTCAAGAATGAATTCATAGCATCTCTGACCTTCTGATACATCTTTCTTGCGTGTAGGTATGTCTACAACGTCCTCGACCGTCAGCTCACGTCCATCCTTAAATATGAAATCTGTAGCTAATTTGTCAGCCAGCAGAAGTGTAGATATTGCCATTACCTGCTTTGCTGGAAAGTCATATCCGTCAAAACCTTTCTCAATTTCGGCTTTCATTTCTTTCAGATCATCCGATGTGAACTGTTTGAGATTTCCAACGAACACTCTTCCAGCAAAGCCGTAGTTCTTCACGACAATGCCGTTAATCTCTGCTGGATTCTCGTAAATATCCTCACAACATTCAATTTCAATAATTCTGTTGATAGCTCCGCCGGAATCTGCAAATTCCGAAATAGGGTTCTCACCGTTGCAAATAGTCACATTACTCCATGTATTTTCCTTAGCTGCTCCGAGGTCCTTATTTGAACGTGCTTTTCCCTTACCAGAGCAAAGGTTATATATAAGCGTTTCGTAGTTATCCCGGATATACTGAGAAGCGTTCTTAGAGTCATCGAGGATCATCGGAAAGTTATTAAGCATGTCTGCCCTTGTTTCCAATGACGTATCTGTTGAACGAAAATTCCCAACGTAGGCTCCCGGTGCCGGATTTCCCCAAACCGATGCCGCTATATTGATTGTTACCGTCTTTCCGCCTCCTGTCTGCCCATAGAAATCTACGATGAACGGTAGTGCATCAAGCGGCTGTATAAGAACACTCGCAAAAGATGCTGCCAGTGCTATTCGCGGTTCCAATCGTCCGCATGACCGTAGCTGCTTAGCCAGAGTCACCCACTTGAAGTAGTCTCCACTTTCCTGTATACTTTGGAATAGCGTTTTAAAGCGGTATTCACCGTCAAAAACGATTGAAAGGTCGTAAGGGACAAATGTATTACCATGCCACCCCAGTTTGCTTGTAGAGTGCTGTATGTCGATCATATCGGCATTGTACATTTCAACATCCGCCAGATACTTTACGAGAAGCCTTGCATTCTCTGAGTTGACCTGCACCCCGAACCTTGCAAGATTAGTTACTGCCCTGGAAGTCACAATGTCAATTTTTGGAACAGTTATTTCTGTCCAATATCCATCCCTTTTAAAAGCCACCGTGATCTGTTCCTCTCCTGTCTCGATGTTTTTTAGACGACGTATCGGCATGATCGGGTGGTGACATACAAGTTCTCTTGCCTTAGATGTTTCAGAGGAAAATATTCCGTTCTCTGTAGCTATCCAGCTACCACAAGCCATGTTAGGATATTCCTTATCAACAGAATCAGGATAAAAGTTTGTGATGTTTTCAACTAACTGCATAGAACGATTTACTTTTTCTTCTTTTTCCTTTTCCTGTTCTGCTTTCTGGAATTCCTTTATGAACTCTTCTGCTATATGCTTCGCTTTCACACTTTTTGCCCGGTCCATCAGCTTAAACTTGATTTCTGAGCGGTCAATTTTACTTTTTACTGAAAAAAGCTCTTCATACAACTGCTTTTCCATAAAGTCTTGTGCCTGTAAGTTTTCAATATTTTCAAGAATTTTTCTCACCTCCTGACTTAGCTGATAACATTTCGTATCTGCTTTTTTCTTTCTCAAGATTAAACTGGCACATATACCACTCTTCTGAATCAGGAGGGAACGTTTTTAGTGCTGTTTCGTACATAAGTATGTTCTTTTCTACCTGCTCAATCTCATTAGGATCCTGAACAGGGTTGTGTTTTTTTGATTTAATATCTCGCATTTCATGTCTGATCTGGTTGCGGCTTTTACCTTTTTTTGATATATAAGTGCCACCCAGCTCAATAAACGCCGTACTAAAAGGGACGGATTCGTATTGCATCACAAAATCAAACACATCACCGCCAGTTCCACAGCCGAAACAGTAAAAGGAATCATCGTAGATTTTGCAGGATGCTGACTTTTCCTTGTGAAAAGGGCAACATATAAATCCTGCTCTATTCGGCCTTAGCCCGTACCTGGAGAGAATTTCTGGCATTTTTACTGACTGTTTGATTTCTCCCTTAGTCATGACAGCAGCTCCACGATCCGCCGTCCGGTCTCTTCTTTTGTACAGAATTCAAACTGGACGTTATAACGGTCTCTGATAGTGCAAAGGGAGCGAAACAGAGAAACTCCTTTGATTTCTTTCTGAATATATTTTTCTTTCATTCGTATTTCTCTCCCATTGATGTTTTTTGCTCTCCAACGAAACCGTTCCATTTCTGGCTGGTAAAAAAAATACACATCTTCAAGGCACTTTACATCCTCGCCGTGTTCACAAAGAATGACTAGCTTTGATTGATTGTTAATAGGCTTTAACAGCTCTCTTTTAAACCTCTCATGTTGAGCACATACATTTCCATATAACTCTTGAAGGTCTTTTTTTGTATCTATAGATAATGGAATAACTGCTTCCAGATCCTTTTTACATACTTTCTTTTTGCTGTCAATAATAGATTGAATCTCATCCGTAATCTTACAGTAATCGCCAAATGGAAGTGGTACAGGGACAAGAATCGCCCCCATATTTTCCATTTGCTTGTGCTTAACAGAATTTGATTTTCCATGTGAACCGGAAAACTGGTTTTTGTCTACCGCAATTTTCACAAAATCACCTCTTAATTGAATGGAAGTTCTTCGTCAATTCCGTCTGGAATATTCATAAAGTCCGTACCTGCCGGATTCGCTCCCATGATAGCTTCTTCTTTCAGATGATCGTCATAGGCTTTTGTGGTACGCTCTTCTGGGATGTCTGCATCCTTAATTCCCTCAATACTTCGGAACCATGCGAGTTTGTGACGTTTTACTTCTTTGTTGTCGTACCAGTCTTTCTCCAGACGGAAGATGCCGCCGATCAACTTGCCTTTAAACTGCTGCCCGAAGTTATCACCCCACTTAACAGCAAATCCCGGATTTGACTTTTCTACACATGTGATAAATGTTTTAAGGTTACGGACACCATAATCTACACTCTCGTCAATAATCATATAGTTAGTACCGGCATTCGGATATTTCTTGTCTGGACGGATATCGTTTTCGAACTGCTTCATAAAGTACCCTGCCTGTTCGTCTCCTTCTGCAAAATCAAACAAGATAACGAGCATATCAAGTCCGCCTTGAGATTTTTTCTCTGATACCTGCTTAATTACCATCTTATGGCCACCGAGCTTAATTGGTTCAAATTCTCCTGCTGCCTGTGTAGTATCATACGCTGTTGGTTTATTCATCTTTATTCTCTCCTTTTCCTAATTCGTAATAATCTCTGATAGCTGCATCTACCGCTTTCAAGTCGTTCGGAATTTTCAAATCAAACATTCCTTCCGGACTTTTTGCTGTAGTATATCCATCTGATTGTGTGATAAAATAATGTTCTTGACCCTCTACAGAAGTGAGAAGTACAATATCGAAACAGCCCTCTACTGTAAGATTCTGGTCAAGCATTTTGCCGACTGTTTTAGCCTTAATCTTTCCAGTATTACTGTCCATCTCTGTGTGATGCAAAAAATACACAATTACATCGTCTGGAAGCTTAATATTGATAAAATGAATAAGATTTCGGAAATTCAAAGCCATATCGGTGAATTTTCCATATCCTGTATCTTTTGCCCTGTCAAACATTTCGTTTACAAGAAGATACTGACTATCATCAATCACATATTTTTTTAATTGAGGGTTGCTTAATACCCTTGTTATCTGCTGATAAGTTGCATTTTTGGCGATTTTAAACGCCTTTTTGAACGGAAGTCGGTTCTTTTCTACTGAAAAAATGCCAACTTCTTCTGTGTCAAAATTTTTAATGGAATAAGTTTTTCCACTTCCTGTTTCGCCCAAAATAAGGACCGGAAATCCCATGTTATAACACCTCCTCAAATCTCCACGAATATCCTCCGGCAGTTTCTCTTTTACCATTACAACACTCGGAGATATTACCTATTGAAATTCCACATTTTCTTCCGATTTCAGAAAGACTATTCCAGATTTTGATAACAACACCATCCTTAATCTGCTCCACTTTCTTGTGCTTTTTCGAAGCAGCTTTGTAAGCTCTATTGGAATAATTATTGTTATACTTTCTATCGCACCATTCCAAATTTGTGTAATCAAAATTTGATGGATCAGTATCTTTATGATTAACTTCTGGAAGATTCTTTGGATTCGGCAAGAAAGCCATTGCTACAACTCTATGAACACTCATATTGTATTGCTTACCGTTCTTCCCCATTGTGACAAATGGATAACCGTTTCCTCTATCACAAGACTTTAAAACTCTTCCCTTCACCAGTCTTTTTCCTGTATTGCATTTTACATAGTGATCTGTGCTTCTTATTTCACCATGACAATTCACAATGTAAAGCCCCTCAAACCCGACTACATCTTTCCATAATATTGGTGTTGCCATTGCTATTCCTCCTTGTCATAAACTACATGTTTACTGCCCTCGATAATCAGCAAACTTGCAATATCTTTCATTGATAAGGTTGATTCGTTATAAATTTCAACCAGTGCATTGTAAGCGTCTGTTGAAACTTTCACGACAGGGTTATCCTTATCAGTTGCCGGTTGTTTCTTTCTCGCCGGAATACGGATTTCAAAATCACTCATTCGTTTCCTCCTTATACGATTTCTGAGCCGTTAAAAGCCCGTTCAGAGCCTGTACGTAGCTCGCCAATGTTCTTGCCTTGTATGATTCTTCAATAGGGTTATCTGGGACTGTTGCAAGCTGTATGTCGATCAATCTCAGAACCTCATTAATCCTTTCATCCATGTTCACACCACCTTGAAAAAGCAGTACAGGTTGTCTGAAGCATCTCCGAACTTCTCTCCGTCGATATCTTCAGCTTTGTGATATTCCACATGATCCAGAGACATGTCACAGTTCTCATAATCCAGAATGTAATCACCTCTGCATTGAAGTTCTCTGAGCAGTTCATTGATACATCCTGCTATCTCCAGACTGGGAAGAAGTTTCATAATTGCTATCTGTTTACTCATTCGGACACTTCCCATCTATCAGAAGTTCCAGTAAGAAAGCTTTAATTATTCTGAGGCTTTCACGACTTTCTTTCTCATAAAATGAATTAAAAGATACGTTTTGGTACAAATCCCACTTAAACACGTCTTTTGGAAGGCAAGCATCTTCTTTTCTTTTAAGCCCACATACTCTCATGCCATAAATTGAATAACTGAATTCGACACTTACTGCCGGAACTTCGTTCACAACTCTTTTACAGAGTTCGTAAATTTCATCAATCTCTTTCTCAAACATCTTCTTATCCTCCTTATTTCCTACTGCCAGTCTGTTTCCATCTGGCGTACTGCCCATGCTGCCGAGATACCAAAAAAGATGTTTAGCCAGATAGGCACATCCACATATTTCCCGGCAAGCATACAAACAGCAATTAGCATATACTCTTTCATTTTATTTCATTTCTCCCAGAATCCACGCAAGGTTGCTCGCTACCAGTGCGGCGACTGTCACAATCCATGCAGTGAACCATCTTTTTGACTTTTTCTTACTTTCTTCGACAATTTCAGTCGCAAGTACTACTTCGATGTCAGCCCATGTTGGCTGATTTTCGTTTCTAATTTCGCTCATATCTAGCTAATTTCTCCTTATTTTTTCTTATTTGTCTTTACAATTAGCAGATAGAGAACTATAATGTATCTATCCACTAAGGTACTTTAGTGGGTGCAAAGCTCCGGGGTGGAGGTTCCAGCTCCCTCCGGGGCACTCACTTATTGAGAGCCTCTTTGCCTTTCCAGACATGACCAGTTACTTCATAGACTTTCCTAGGGCTTATGATGTATGTGATTCGGCCACCGGAAAGGCTTTTTGCTGGCTTGTTATTCTGCACAGCTACGCCAATCGGCAACCATCCATACACAATTCCCGCCCGGATTGCTGTAATAGGAAGTCCAATCAGTTGACTCGCATCGGCTACGGTCATATTCTCTGAAGAGAACTCTGGCATCTGTGGAATGCCTGATATGATTCTCGCAACCTCTGCAGCGAACTGATGGACTTCTGCATTTTCTTTGATGTAAGTATCAACTTCGCTCATTTTATGCTCCTTTCTTTGTTTTTACTGGTCAGAATTCGCTTCTTTGCGAGTATGTGGAATCTCAGTAAAATCCCGACCTTTTTCATATTTGAAAATACTTCCAATTTCGCATTGGTTATATACTTCCTCTGTTACATAATAAGTAGCCGTGTCGTATTCTTTTTCTTCCTCATTGTAATCACGGATATCTATTTCATAAGAATCCAAATAGTAATACACATAAGGCACTACTGTTGTATATGACGTTTTTCCGTTAGTGTGAACTATAGGGATTAGAACTGTTCCTGTATGCGCAGGAATAAATTCTTTATTGTAAATTTCTCCCTCTTTCAGTTTCTCTTTGCATCCAGAGAGAAAAGCAATCCCTACAACTATTGGAATAATTAATAATTTCTTTTTGATATATACTCACTTCCTTTCTTGTGATATACTCTCCTACGAAAGGAGAGATGTTATGGAAATTTCTGGTTCACAAATCAAATTGTTAAAACGTCTTTATAAAACTGATATACCGTTGTCTGATTTTTCCGAATCGGAAAAAGGAGAAATAGAATATCTTGGGAAACGCGGGTTCATTAAATACAGTAAAGAAGATACTGATTCAAGAATCACACCAACCATTGTCTGCATTCAGTCAGCTGGAAAAGCTTTTTATGATTCTTATGCAAGAGACCGCAGACGGTGGTATATCCCTGTTGTTCTGTCCGTTGTTGCCATCGTAATTAGCTTATTTGCACTGTACAAATCTGGACAGGTAATCAATGTTTACATTGACGAAAACAAAATGAATACGGTCACAGCTGAGAATCCTCCAGCAAATGCAGATAACAAATAGGGGAAATTCGGATATCTGTAAATGATTGGTAATCCGTCACCATACTTGCGCAACGCTCTGTGTGCTTGCCTAGCCATTTTCCCATGTGAATAATGAGGGTCACTGTTTATGGAATCCAGAATTTCCCATTTTGTCATATTGTCATATTTTGACGGTATTCTGTGGAACATTTGCTTTCACCTCCAAGTCAAGAATTTTGTAGATAGTTTTGTCTACTTTTTAAAGAAAATTTTTTCTTTTTCAGTAAGAGATGTAATCCCAAGTTCACTACAGAGAATATCTGTTTCCCTGTTCGTAAAATCGGCTTTATTTTTACATTTCATTCTGAAGTATTGCCTTGAAATTCCTAGTTTCTCAGCTAAATATCCATATTTCTTTCCAGAGTCTTTAATTCTCTGTTCAAGCAATGGAGTATCAACCATTCCTGTTCCTCCTTTCTTATTTGTTGATGTTTCTGTCTACATTTAACACTATAACTCGTGTTGAAATTTTTGTCAACAATATTTTCAAAAAATGTTGAAATATTTTTCAACACATGTTATACTCTCATTGTAAGCAGAAAGGAGGTAAACTCCATGAACATAGGAGAAAGAATTAGAAAGTGCCGTGAAAATTTAGACATGACGCAAGAAGAACTGGCATTAAAACTTGGATATAAGTCAAGATCTTCCGTGAATAAGGTTGAAAATTCAAGAGAACTTTCTATAAAGAAAGTGCGTGACTATGCTAAGGCATTAGGCGTATCGCCTGCTTACTTAATGGGATGGACGGAACATAAGCCAGACAATGCAGAATTAGTCGCAGATATCTCAGGAAATCCGCAGCTACTGTCCTGCATTGAAAAACTCACTAATCTTCCAAAAGACGACCAACAGTTAGTTTATGGCTACGTAGATGCCCTCTATTCCAAAAATAAAGCCGGGGATTAATTTCCCCGGTTTTTTAATACTCTGGCAATGAATCTATAGAAGAATTCAAGCAGACTGTCATCATTTATTTTATCTATCATCTCAATAATTTCCTTCTTATAATCCATAACAACCCTCCCTGTCACAACTACCACCTACACTACAGTATATGTCCGGCTTGTGGGAAATAGAACCGAACATTAGTTCGTTTTTGCTATTATACCACCTATTCCGACTCTTGGCAACTGCCAATGATATACATGGATTTTCACCATTTCATACACAAACTTTGTAATCTCAAAGAAAATTATGCTTTCGTAGAAGAAAAATGCGAGATCGCAAACTTTTCCGCTGCCATTGTCTGTATGCGGATACTTCTGGATAGAATGTTCCTGGCATACTGTATACGAATGAACTATCTGCATATCTTTCTGATTATTATTGTTGGAAATTATCTTTTGTGGGGTATGTACAAGACTAAACACCTTATAGATCAGCAAGAGAAGTACAAAGCACTTAAAACATTTCTTTTTCATCTAAATCACTCTATTTCGTTCTAAATCTTTACAATATGTTCTTAAAATGATAAAATAAAAATACCACATATAACCGCACTTTACATAATATTGCAAAATCAGCGGTACAAAATACATAATCCGCATAAAAAGTGCGAAGTGTGGCGAAAACATATCAGGAGGGTGTTTATTATGAATGAAAAGAAAAAATATTGTAAGCACTGCGGAGAACTTATTGACGGCGACTGTGTAGTGTGTCCTAAGTGTGGAAAACAAGTAGAGCAGTTGACTTCTAACAACAGAGACATTATCATTAACAATTCTGCATCTTCCTCTGCGTCCTCAGCAGCAAGTTCAGGTGCGCCGTATATAAAACGGAAAATACCATGGTATTTAAGTTGGTTTTGGATTTTTATTTTAGGAATCTTCACTGGTGGAATTTATTGGATTGTAGGAATTGTAATGAGAGTAAATTGGAAATCACATAATTAAATAAAAAAACCGCCCCGGCATTGGCGTACCGAGACGGCGTTTATACATCTCCGGAGAGATGCTATATTCTGGCAAAACATATTGTATCATCTTCGGAGCAGTCGAACAAGACAGAAAATTTGTTCGGCTGTTATTTTTATACTCAAACAACCGTTTTAAAGAAAAGAGGAATAAAATGTCGAAGAAAAGAAAGAAATATCCGAAACTTCCAAATAGTTTCGGCAGCATCCGTTACCTTGGCAAGAACCGGAGAAACTGCTTTGCGGTGCATCCACCAGCATTCAAGGATGATTTTGGTGCTCTTGTCCGTCCGCCGGCAATCTGCTATGTAGATGACTGGATAAAAGGCTTCACTGTCCTGACAGCTTACAAAGCTGGCACGTACCAACCCGGCATGGAACGGACTCTTGAGGTGTCCCCTACAATGGACATAGACGCCCTTGTGAACCGCTTAATTGCCGACTACAATACAATTAAGGGCGTCGAGGATAAACACCCGGAAATCAAGAAATTGACGTTCTCAGATGTATATAAACAGTTTTATGCGTGGAAGTTCCCAGAGGGAACAAAACTGTCATATAGTTCAAAAGAAGCATACCGGACAGCTTATACAAACTGCACCGTTCTGCACAATCGCATATTCGAAGATTTAAAGGCTCCTGACATGCAAAAGGTTATTGATGATTGTAAGCTGAAAAAGCAAAGCCAGATGGCTATTTTGACTCTGTTCAAGCAGATGTACAAATATGCAGTTTACTCAGAAATTGTAACGGAAAATAAGGCATTATATGTCCATGTCAATGCTGATAATGACACCGAACATGGAACACCATTTTCTGATCAGGAACTACAAACTTTATGGGATAATGCTGACGATCCAGAAGTACAGCTCATTCTTATTATGTGTTACTCTGGTTGGCGAATCGGTGAAGTGCTGAAACTTACGACTAATTTAGAAGAAAAATACTTTCAAGGCGGAATTAAAACAAAAGCCGGTAAAAACAGAATTGTTCCGATACACTCCGCTATATACCCTTTTGTTGAACAGAAAGTACTGACACAAGATGGAAAACTATGCGTATATACTCAGCAACACCACAGAAAAGCACTGTTCTATCCTACACTGGAACGATTAGGAATAGTCGGTAGTCCGAAACACACGCCACACGATTGCAGGCACACCTTTTCTGCGCTGTGCGAAAAATACGGCGTCCGGGAGAATGACCGAAAACGAATGCTTGGCCATTCTTTTGGTGGGGATGTTACAAATGCGGTATATGGGCACAGGACGCTGGAAGAACTCCGAACAGAAATAGAAAAGATAAAAGTTCCATTTGTGACTAACTGTGACTAACGGAACCCATTTTAATCTTTCTAAGACAACCGAAATATCATTATCGAAATGCCGGAAACCCTATTAAAATCAATGTTTCTAGCGATTTTGTAAGGATTTCCCTCATTTCATTTTCATTATTCTAATTTTATTGATTGTGACTAATAAATGAAATTTAGAAGAATGTGCAAATGCCTGTAAATACAGTATTTTGGGCACTATTATATTAGGAAACAATATTTTTGTTTGTGACTAACGTGTGACTAACGATAACAGTCTAAAACTTCCGAAGTGATGCTAAATATGTTTAAAGATAAAACTCCCGGGGTTAATTCCCCGGGACAATCATTTAGAAATTCCTGTGATTCTGGTGAATGTTCCTTTTGGAACAAATTCAAAAACAAACCCTTCTGTCGGATGCGGGATCCGGATGAAGTACCATTTCAACCCTGAACTGTCGGTTTCTGTGTACTTCATTACCTCTACAACTGCACCTTTTTTCAGTTTTGGGAACATCTTTGACGGGCTGTTTTTGTTTGATTTTGTATAACATTTTGTGTCTTTTTTAATCTGCGCAATGTAGGCTCTGTCTCTTATACACATCTCCGAGCCCACG